ACAACTGATTTTTTTGACACAAATACTACTTTGCAAACTCAGTTAAGAGGATCATTTTCTATTTCTATGTGGGTTAAACCTGACGATGGCCAATCTAGTTTTGAATGTTTTGTTGGCGTAAACAAAGGCGCACAAAATGCCTTTAATTTTTTTAAAGGAAACAATGATACTAAGTTAGCATTAATTCATTTTTCAAATTCAGGTCTCGCACTATACCAAAGCAATAGTGCTAATTTTACTGATGGCGAAATGGACTATATTCATATAGGTGTAGTAGTAACTAAAAATAGTGGAACTCTTACTTCATACAAACTTTACGTTAATGGTAGTGAAGTAGCTGGAACTCTAACTTCTGGAATTACAGAGGCCAACCATAGTAATTATACTAACGATCTTAATCTAATTATAGGAGCGTCGCGGTTTGGATCGGGTCTTCTTGATCAAAATAATCCATTTAAGGGTAATGCTGATGAATTCGCTTTTTTTGATGATGCTCTTACGGATGCCGAAATGCTCGCTATAGGTGGTGGAGGAGCCCCTACAGATATTACAGGTCATGATCACTTACACCTTTACTATAAGATGAATAACAGCGTCACTGATGAAGCTGGCAATAGCAACGGTTCATTAGGAGCGCAAGCTGTTTTCTCAACAACAATACCTTAATTATGGCTGTATATGCAATACTTACTGAAGAAGAGCTTAAATCTTTAACTAATTCAGAAATATTTGATTTTATATGTAACAACTATAAAGCTCACTCTGATAGTCCTAAAAGGCAGATGCTTGTTTTTGAAGATTCTTTGCCATCTAGTTTAAGTTCTTATAATCCCTATACAGAGACTGAAGTTCAAGCTATGTTTGCGGATCCTAATGATCAATGGTTTTACACCTAAACATTTAACTCTCTATAAACTCTTTGCACAAGTAGTCTAGCTTTTTGAGTTAACGCATATCTTACTCTGTAGTTATATTTAGTTTCATCCCTAAATAAATGATCTTCATATGTATTAGATGGTGTGAGTTTATCAAAATGCTTATATAAATATCCTTTATTAAGCAGAGGATATATAAACCTATTCTGTGTATTGTTCTTATTCATTTTCATATCCATTGATGCGAAGTCTATAGTAAAAAACTGAAGATCGTAACCCCACAGTAAAAACTCTACCTCACTCCATTTCAGATCAGTACCGCTTGTTATTTTATGCTTAACTTGTTTTAGTCGCTTAAGGTGGTTTCTTAAGATATATTTCTTATCTTGCAGTGCAAAATCTCTGAAAAGACGTTTCTTTGGAACTCTACTTTTAGGCATTGAAATAAATTTATGGGATAAAGATATGGAAGAACAAGCTTTTTTCTTAGAGATTCAGCGACTATCTATGGAAATAGATAGAGTTATTGATAGATACGGTATGCGTGATAGGGCTTTATCTATCATGGTTACTGGGTTGATTGATACAAACATATTTGGAGACACAAAAATAAAAGCTATATACAGTTATAGCTTGGAATCACAAGAAGAATTAGATAATATAATAAACTTTATTGATAATACCTGGAACGATCCAAGAGAAGATTATACTGATCAAAAAAAATACTACAGAGATATAGATGATCTTCTTGACGGCACAGGAATAGAATTAGAATAAAATGGAAAATGTAATAAGAAAAATTGTGGTCGGAAAAGACCCTAAAAACGGCATGGCGTATTATGTCGGGATGAAGGCTGGTACAGGAGAGGTTTGTGCTATAGTATACGATGAAGCTTATCTTGTTAGGTGGGGAAAAACTAGATACTTAGTATACCTTGATACTGATGACACTCAGGTGTTATGGAAGTCTATTGATGAGATGCCGTGTATGTTGGAGTTTGATTGTAATTTTTAAGATATGAAAACTCTTCACGTTTTTGTCGTTGAGCTTGAGAAGCAAATAAACGACACCATAAAGACCGACTCAGGCCTTGAGCTTTTTATAGATACTAGATTTGAAAACGGTCAGTTCCCCAATAGAGTGACATCTGGTCCAGTTGTTTCACCACCTATCAAATATAATACAGGTGTAGAGGTTGGCGATGAGTTATACTTTCACCATTTGGTTGTTTTAAATGAAGGTCAAAAACTTACTGGAGAAGACAATCATTTCTTTGTTAATTATAGCCCAGACATAGCCCTTCATAATCAAGCTATAGCTTATAAAAGCCAAAAAGATGGTAAGATAAGGTGTCTTGCAGGATGGTGCTTATTAAAGGCTGTAGAACAGGAAGAAGATGACGATTCTGTTATTGAAGTAGTTTCTTTAAAAGATGACCTACCTACAAAAGGTGAAGTTGCATATTTATGCCAAGAAGGTAAGGATATGGGTCTGAAGCCTGGAGATATTGTTGAGTTTGGACAGAATAGAGATTATCGCATAACTATAGACGGTCAGGAATACTATCGAACTCGTGCGGAAGATTTATTAGGAGTATATGTCTAAGTCTAAATTCACCACGATAGAAGCTGCACAAAGGCTTATGAATAGTATGGAGATCGCTATCAATAACATGATTGACGAGATCAAAAAACCTGTAGACCCAGAGATAAATGGTAGTGCTCGAAAAGCTGAGCTACAATCTATAAAACAGACAGCGACAGATGCTAAAGAACTTCTTGTTGAAAGACAAAGATTAGAGCAGATGATAAAGGACTTAAATGAAAGCGGTTCTATAGAACAATCCAAGGATTACTCTGGCGGTTTTGCGGAAAGATTTTCGAAGTAACTTTGTAATATGAAGTTATCTAAAAGAAACTATAGAAAAGAATACGATAAGTTTCAAGCATCTCGACAGCAGAAAAAAAATAGAGCAGGAAGGAATAAGCGTAGAAGAAGGTTTCTTAAAATGGGTTTAGTAAAAAAAGGTGACGGCAACGACATACATCACAAAGGCGACAAAGTAAAAATAATGAAAGCTTCAAAAAATAGAGGCATATCTGAAAAGTCTAGATTAAAAGGCTCTACAAGAAAATAAATTAAATTGAACGTATTATTATATACTGAAGAGTATGATGAACCTGCTATCAAGATTTGCCCCAACGGTTCGGAAGGTGAGATTATCGAACTCGGTGGGCTACTCATTTGCCTTCCAAAAAGGCCGACGAAGAAAAACATTATCGGATATAAAGAACCAGACTCTATGCAAATGTGGAGAAGGATATCTATGCCGAAGGAACTGTCTCGTATTCGTTCTATGGATGAGTGGGCAGAAATGCCAAAACAGTTTAGAGAGAAGTTTCGTCCATATATCGAGGAAGAGTTTAGGCGTAGGCGTGAGGGTTTTTGGTTTTATAACAACGGTACACCTACATATATTACGGGGAGGCATTACATGATGCTTCAGTGGAGCAAAATGGATATAGGTTATCCTGACTATCTTGAGTTCCAACATGAAATCTTTCTACACATGGCTGCATGCGAGGCTGATCCACGTTGCATTGGTCAGCTTTATACTAAGTGCCGTCGTTCTGGGTACACTAATATATGTTCTGCTGTACTTGTTGACGAAGCAACACAAGTTAAAGACAAGCTGCTCGGCATACAGTCAAAAACTGGTAAGGACGCTCAAGAAAATATTTTCATGAAGAAGGTGGTTTATATGTTCAGAAACTATCCTTTCTTCTTTAAACCTATACAAGACGGTACAACTAATCCACGTATGGAGCTAGCTTTTAGGGAACCGTCAAAGCGTATTACAAAAAACAACAAAACATCACAAACTGGTGAAGCGCTTAACACAGTTATAAACTGGAAAAACACAACTAACAACGCATACGATGGTGAAAAGCTACACATATTGTATTTAGATGAAGCAGGAAAATGGGAAAAACCTACAGACATAAGAGACGCATGGAGGATTCAGAGGACTTGTTTGATCGTCGGAAGAAAAATCGTGGGAAAGGCTTTGGTGGGAAGCACGGTAAATCCGATGAGCAAAGGGGGAAAAGAGTACAAAGAGCTATGGGCGGACTCGAACCCTTTGGAGAGGAACGCGAATGGTAGAACTATAAGCGGGCTATATAGATTATTTATACCAGCCCAGCAGGCTATAGAGGGCTTTTTTGATAAATATGGCCAGCCTGTTGTAGGCACACCAAAAGAAGCGGTGGAGGGTATAGATGGTGATATGATTTCTATAGGGTCTAGGGAGTATTTAAAAAACGAAAGAGAGAGCCTTAAGCATGATCCTTCAGAACTTAACGAGGTAACTAGGCAATTCCCTTTTACCACAGACGAAGCCTTCAGGGATAGTATCGAGGGTAGTATATTTAATATAGGTAAGATATATCAGCAGATAGAATATAATGACGAGCTGTTTCCAAATCCCGTAGTAAAAGGTAACTTTATATGGAAAGAAAAAGATAAAGAGGTTGTATTTAGTCCAGACGTAAACGGTAGATTTAAGATAGCATGGATGCCGCCAGAATCTCAAAGAAACGTAGTGAGAGTAGATAGAGGTAAAAGGGTACCGCCTTTTTCAGATAGAGGATGCGGTGGTGTGGATAGCTATGATCTTGACGCTACGC